CGACTGCACGTTTGAGGCCATCGTTAAACTCCAAGTTCTCTAGTATGCACACTAAGTTAGCTGCGTTGCCACCCTTACCGCAGGTATGGCAGAAATATAAATTGTCATAAGTATTGATAACTGCTGAGCGTCTACTGTCACTATGTAAACAGCAACGAACCGAAGCACTCTTACCTTCACGTACTTCACCTCCGAAGTGCGAAACAATTGCTGCTATGGGGATTGTGTTTGCATCAACGGGACCTTTGTACCTGCCCGCTTTACGTACCCTGGACCAGTCTTGTGCTGGCATACACACCCCTTGTCATCGCACTTACTGTGAAACTTAGCAGCACGCTTGTACTGGGCTACCCAGTTCTCATCGCCTGCTGTTCTACAGTTTTGGCAAATCATCTTCATCCTCTTCGGTAGTTGAAACTTCAACTACTTCTTCTACTGGCTTTAGTATCTCTGATGTTGTGATTTCTCCACCTGGTACTGGCATTTGTTTCTCCTTTATCCATTGGGCTAGGTCCTGAATGACCCAGGCTTGATCTATTGATGCGTTGCGACGCTTAACTATTACATAAGAAAGAGGGACTTCCCCAAGACCTCTAGCCTTAGCATAGTTAAGCGCCTCAACTTGTGCTTCTCTCCAGAACTCAGGCAAGGAAAGGGTTGCCCTGTTCTTGAGTTCAAGGATATAGGTTTCTCCTGCGATAACAGTTACGATGTCGCCCTCATCCTTTGCCCCAGCTTTAGTCAGACGTTCTGCTATGACTCCAGCACGTCGAAGCCACTTCATTACATCTGTCTCAAACTGAGAACCTTTAGTCTTGTTGTACTGACTCATCTACCAATACAACCTTGTTGATCTTATAGATGATGTTGCCTTCTTCATCTTTAACTAACTCGACAATACCAGATTGCAATAGCGCACCAACAAAGTTGGTGAGGTCTACCTTGAGTGCATCAACATCTGCACGCAATCCATCTACCTTGAGATTGTCTCGGTACTTATTTGATAACTGTTCAGACATTGTATCCTCCTTGGTATCCTGCGATTGTATCTTTGCGTAACATCCAGCCAAACTCATTTTGATCTGATATCTGTACTGCTGCGTAGTTTACCAGTAGCTGTGCATATTTACTGCCGTCAGCACTGTGTGGACCAAAACGATTCTTTACCGGTGCTACCTTGAGAATTGCTTGTGTTGGGTCGTAGCCTAAAGTCAAGATCAGACTAGGCAATTGACTCACTTTCCCGTGAATTGCTCTGCGATGAGGTGGGTTACTAGGTGACCCATACTCTGACTGTTCTGATACGTGGTGGAGCACCATCACACAGGCCTCAGTCTTGCGTGCCATATCGTGAAGCTCCATCATAATTGCTCTAAGTCCAGCCCATTCGTTGTCCGTCTCAGCGGTGATGTTCATTAGGTTATCAATGACTATCAACTCAGGTGGTTGTCCATAGAGTTCAACGTAGGCCCTGATCTCTAACTCCAAGTCATCAATGTTTGGAGAAGAATCAAAGACCCACTTGACGTGTGAAAGTTTGTCTAAGTGTGCATTGTAATACTTACTATCGTTAGACAGGTTTGCTTCGACTGTCACTTGTGAGTGACCAGATAGATGCGATACAGACCTCATCATTACAGTAGTGGTATCAGTATCTGCGGAGAAGAAAAGTGTAGGAACCTTGGCTTTGATTGCATAGATCAAGGAGAACATAGACTTACCAGCATTAGGTGCAGCAGCTACCATACATACCTGGCCTCTGCGAAACTTAATACCTTCTGTTGCTAACCCTTTCCACACATCAGGTAGTGGTGTTGCTTTGGTAAGCACTCCACTCCAAGCGCGGGAAAGATTAAGCAACGCCGTCCTCCTGATTTAATCTGATGCCTCGTTGTTGGCGAATACGGAAGCGTTCTCTTGGAGAGAGTCCACCCCATATGCCAAAGTTCTCTTTGCGTATTCCCCACTCAGCACATTCTCTGCGGTGGGGGCAACGCATACAAATTGATTTTGCATACTGGGCCTCGGCAAGACTTACTGATTCCTGTTCTTTATCAGGAAACCAAAAGTCACCACCGATTGTTGCACAACTAGGAGCTTCGTATTTACTTGGCTCCCGCATTAGTTATCGAACCCAGATGGTGTCGCACTTATCTGGCGCACCCTTTGGTGCTGCACACATATAGCCTGACCACGGACCCTTTTGTCCTACACCTGATCGTAGTGTCATTGCACCGTGACGGCAGGTATTACCGCCACCTGCTGGTACTGATGTTGCAACTGGTGTTGCATTGAACTGCTGTGCTACTGCTGCAACTGTTGGTGCTGGTGCTTGACCACCTGATAGTTCTGCTCCAGTTGCACGGATGTTCATTGCGTTCATTGCAAGATCTGCAAGACCTGACTCTAGTTCTGTAACTGTTGCTGCGTAAAGATTGATAAGTGTTCCATCATTTAACTTGTAATTGATTTGGAACTTTGTTCCTTCTGTAGCCATTTACTTGCCTCCACTTTGCTTGATTGATAGTCGCTGGCTTTCAGCTCCTACCTTCTTAGGGACAAACCCTAATAGTTTTTCTACCTCTGTACTGTCAACTGTCTCACGACCTTTAACAGTTGTCCAACTGACTTCGATACCTGAATTAGTAGTACCCAGTACTCCTTCAAAGGATGCCTTCAAAGAATCCTGTTGTGTTTCTAACTCTTTGATCTGCGCTGCTAACTGTAGATATAACAATGCGTTCTTGTCAATATCTTCATCAGCAATGATTACATCACTGACTGGTGTACGTTCTTTTTTTAGACCAACGCATCCCATCTGCCCACTTGCGTCATAGAACTTGCAGTAGTGTTGACAGTAGCTTGCATCTTTCTCTGGTGCTGGTGCTTCCTTTGCTTCCTTAACAGCCGCTAGCCAACCGAGTGCTTCTAGTGCAATGGACTCATCGTAGTCTTCGGTGTGAACCTTGACATCTCTTTCGTCCCCGTCCCTGGCAATTGCTACCAGTGACACTCGGTTGACCGCATAGCCGTTGTTAGCTAGGAGGTAGCCGTATAGCTGTACCTGCCACCGTTGCTGATTGGTTGGAAAGTAAGAAAGGTTCCGGACTTTACTTGTCTTCCAATCAATCACATCACCAGTACCTGGTACAAAACAGTCAATGTGTGCTTTCATTCCGTTGTATTCAACTTCGGTTTCAATCAGCACATCTGGATTATCTGCTAGTGCTCGTTCAATCTCTGCGTGGATAGCAGTACCCATAATCGCAGCGAGCTTTAGTTCGTTGTCATTAGTTTCAGGTTGATCGTTAAGTCGGTACCACACCTTACGGCGACAGCCACCTACCTCTGATGGACCAATCTGTACTTGTGTAGATCGTGAACGCTTCGCATCTCCTGCACGTAGTGCAGTGAGCAGTAGTTCTTTTGGGTCAGTTACTGTCATTGTTCTTCTCTTCTTCTAACTTGTAGGCTAAACGACAAGCCTTCCAACCCATATCATAAAAGTAATGAGCAGCGTATTCATCTGTCATATGTATTGAATTAACATCCATTGAACTCAAACCCTGCATACCAGAATAATAAATCAAGAGTGATGTGGTGCTTGTCTACATTAAAACCTAAGCCAATACCACTATTGCGTCCACCGTAAAACCAGAACCTGCCTACCTTCTTTTCCATAGCTCCTCCTAGAGTCTTTCTTGGACTACTAACTGTATGGGCTTACCAGTATTAGCGTCAAGTACCGACGCAATCTCTACGGCTTTACGGGCGTGTCTCTTTGCGTAGGCTAACTCCATATCAGGTTTGCAGATTGAATACAGGTAGCCAAGAGCAAGCTGACCCCCACTACCAATGCCGTACGCTCCGTGATTTGCTTGGAAAAAAGAGAGATCACAAGCAATACGAAAGATATTACCGTTAAAAGCAATGAGATAATCGAAGCCACCATCTTTGTCCACCTTGTTGTAGTCGTAGTTGTTGTCGTTAAATGCTGTGAGAATACTTGGGATAATCTTCTTACCCATAAATTGTGCTGGGTCCTCACCTTTGTAAACAGGTGGCTTCCAGTTGTATGCAAGGATGTCACCAGGTCTAGTGTCACCTGAGATACCGATGAGATACTTACCCACCTCAAGAATCTTCGGCGTACTTGTTGCTAACGTTACTAGGTTGTCCTCGGTGATCTGTGAGTCAGCTACTAGAACAGCGTAATCAATACCTTCAAGTGCCGCGATTGTTGTCATACTGGGCATCCTACCAGTCATCGGCGTGTCGTCGCGTAGCGACACCTACTAGTCACTATAATTCGAGCCGTGAGGCGAGATAAGCAGAGCAGGCGGCCCTCTAGGGGCCGCAGCAGTAACCGTACAGTAACCCTGCGGTTCCGTCTACCAACCCTGCCATCGTTTAGATGGCGCAGACATACCCTTCCTGAGCCTTTTGGGACCGATCTGCGGGGTTTAGGACCACTTCACGTATGTCCGTGTGGCTCACAAGTCTTTAGTGTTATGGCCTCCTTTGAAGACTACGAGCTGGTCTGGTACTTCCTTGATGCAACCTGTGTTAACTGCGGGAATCTAGTAACAATCCCCTGTCCTTCCGACAAAATGGCATAAAAAAAGAAGGCCGGTCCCCGTAGGGACCGACCTCCTGTTTGCCTCGCGCTATGGGTTACTTAGACCCACGACCAAACTCTGGTGCTGATGCGTCTAGCCACTTGAGTACTGGACCTGCTGCACCTGATAGCGCTGCAAGGCCTAGTGTCTTTAGGTCAGTCTCACCAACAAGGTACAGTGCTACCGCAGCTGATGCTGCTGCACGGAACCAAGATAGTGCGATTTGCTTGAATTGTTCCATTACGGACTCCTTTGCTTTTACTTTGCACCGTGCACTTTGCAACAGGTACAAACTTCTTCCTTAGCCAACTTCTTTGTTGGTGCAGGTATTGCTTTGGCTTTAATCTGATTGATGATCTTTGGTTGATTCATCCACCAGAACCAAGGGCTAGTGTCATTGCCCATATCGTCATTGATTGAAATATGTAAATGCTTATTGTGCTTATTGCTTCCGGTGTAAACTCTGTTGCCTTGCTTAGCCTTTTCTGCAGACCAGATCTTTCCCTTGAATATCAGGTACTTAACTCTCTTGTCTTCCTTTAGTTTCTCAAAGATATCAGTACAATCAATCCCATTCTTAGGATCATCTGTTAGGTCTACTGCATAACCTGTGTTGTGGTCTGAGTTAGGATTCTGATGGATGTGTGCTGCTGATGGTAGTAATCCATCTGAGGCTTTCTTCCGAGAAGGCGATATCGCTGTGGCTTGTCGAAGGACAGCAATAGCGGCAGGTGTGGCTTTCTTTGCAACAGGTTTCATCTTGATTCATCATCCTTCTTCTTACTCTTGAGTCCATTGGCAGATACAATTCCAGCTAGAGTTCCAGTAAGGAACACAGTCAGGGTTGAAACTAAATCAATAAAGGCTGCATCATTAGGTGCTTGCTTCATTGGTTGAGTTACAAAAACTAAAGCCCAGAGTAATGAGAACACTGAGCCAGCAAATACGATTGCTAAGATGATGCCAATACTGACAATCAATCTAGCGTGGAGTTCTTCAGGTGTATATCTTTCAGGGCGCTTCATCAAATACCTCTGGTAGTAGATCAATAGTGCAGTTGCCTGTTACCTCGCATTGTGGAGGATTGCACTCAGGCTTTTCCCAGTTCTCAAACTCTTGGCAGGGGTAACGAACCCAGCCTTGGTATGAACAACCGCTAAGAGTTATTGCGAGAAAGAAGGATGCGATAAATTTCTTCAACCTGTCGCTCCAATCTTGCTATCGAATCTTTAACACTTGACCCACCATTAGGCTTGAGTTCATTGAGATAGTGCTTGACCATCCAACGGACACCAGCGGCAAAGCCACCTACTATTGTCATCACTGCAACAGCTACTGTTGCGTAGTCTTGTGCCTGCATTAGACCGTCCGAATGGTTACTAAGAGCAATCCACCGTATCCGGAGAATCGCTTATCTGATGGTGTGTTGTTTCTAAAATCCATTTCTTCAATGATGCCAAGGTATGACTCGCCAGTTCTAAAGTCTTGAATCTGGATGGTATCTCCATTGTTTTCTATTAACTCTAGTTGTGACATACGATCATAGGCTGCACCTTCAAAGCCAACCTCGACTCCGAAGTGGTCTGTCTCGTGGTCAAAGCAAGACAATGGATACTGGATGAGTCGCTGACGTGGTGTTGCAGGTAGCGAACGTAGCTGGTAACCAGTAAACAATGGTCCCTTAGTTGAATCAGTACTAGAGCGAGTCAGTGTAAACTTAAAGCCAAGATACTCTTGGGCAGTTTGTGGGTAGTTAATATTGATCTGAGGCACAGCAGACTCTTGACCAAAGACACCGATAGTGTAGAAGTTATTAGAAGCATCTACTGATTGGATAGTAACGCCACCATTAGTGGTATCTACACGAGCTTGCATCAACTTAAAGATCTTAGCCTCTAGTGTGTTGTATCGGATGTAACCAGTACGCAAGTAGCCACTTGGTACAAGGTTGGTTGTAGATTCTGCCCAGGTATTATTGCCATTGGTAAATGCAATCCTGTCTGAGTTACCAAAGAAAGCAATCTGGCTGGCAGTAGTAGTAGTTCCAGTTGCAACCAAGTCCCAAGCCCAAGGAAAAATCAAAGCATTAGCAAGGACTACTGTAGATAGATCTACTCGTACAAGTCCTGCTGCACCATCTACTAAAGTTGTAAGGTAGGCAAAGCGGTCCTTGAAAGCAATAGCATTACACGGTGCATCATCAAAGAGCACTGGTCCATACTGGATATCTCCATTGTTATCTGATACACCTACGCGAAATCCTGCACTTGTTGCAAGGACTGCATACAGGCCAAGGTAGACATCAAAGTCATTGATGCGCTCACCATTAGGCATATCAATAATAACTGTAGGAGTATTAAGTGTTGGGAAACCAAGAGTATTAGGAACTGCGGCATCTAAGGTAATCTTAAAGACTGCAGATGATGAACCGTTAGGTGCATAGCCTGAGACATAGATAGCCTGTGGACCTTCTGCAATAGATGACCAGACCCAGTTAGCGTTAGGGTGTGTGTAGAAAGCTGTAGGAAGGGCTGCAGAACCAGTAGCGTTAGCGTTGAGTTCATACAAGGCATTGCCAATTGCTAGGATCAAGCGTTGCTTTACGAAGCGAATGGTTGCTCTGGTTACTCCTGGAGTATTATAAATCTCAGCATCTGCTGGACTTGCACCTACTGAACCCTTGTGTACCTTAGTTTCATTGATGAAGTAATAGTTAGAGCCATCAGTTGTAAGGCTGTAGATAGTTGATGCTGTACCAGCCTGGGTAATAGTTGTTTCTGTACCACCAGTTGTAATCTTCTTGAGTGCAGTGCCATCTGTTACAAAGATGCAGTCATTGGTGCCATCGTTGACACCAATCAACTGAGCAGGTGCAGCACCGGCATAGAAGCTGGCTGTGTCATAGAGCAGGGTAGCCTGTCCTCTAGTCCAGACATCTAAGCCCTTAGACTCTGTGTACTGGAAGCGTAGCGACTCTTCTTGCTGTGGCTCAAAGAACTTGATACCTGCGCCAAGGTGGAAGGATGATTGACTGCGTAGCCACCAACCAGTCAGAGTCTGTTCGCCAGCCTCACGTGTCTGGTCAATCTGTTGCTTGCGATACTGGGCTGTGACACGACGATAAGGTGAATCGTCACTGTTCATCAAAAAGAACGGTAGACCAGCAATAGCTACATCGTATGCCTCACGGGTTGCTGCATAAGTGGTTGCATTAGCAGGGTTGGAAAGTACGTAGGGGATGCCCTCCGTGATGTCGTCGCCATAAGGCATTGGGGTTTCCTTACGCTAGTAGAAGCTTTGCTTCGTCCTCTGTAATGCCTAACTTGGCAAGTAGTGCTGCCTTTGCAACTGCTGCTTCTGCTGCTGCAACTTCCTTTTCGTGCTCTGCTGCAGCAAATGCTGCTGCATCTGCTTCACGCTGGGCTAGTTCTTCTGGTGTTAAAGGACGCTCAACGACCTCACCTGTAGCGCAGTTTACTTCGATTGCTGTTGTCATTGTTTTCTCCTTATGAGTTCTTGATGCCGTATAGAGTTGCTGTTGAGTATTGTACAAAGTTAGATCCTGTTGAAATGCCAAGAGAAGTAATGGCGGCAGTAGAAGCAAAAAGACCAGCACTTAAACCGCTATAAGCACTTGATGCATTGTTCTCTGTAACGCTATCAATCGAAACACTTTTGTTAGTAGAACCAGCGTAGTTAGGTATGTAAATCATAATGTTAGCAAAAGTGTTACTTGTGCTAGTTGCTGAGTTAATCCAAATACCAGGCATTGAGCCAAGACTAGAATAGGAGTCCGATCCAACGCCCGATCCAGTACTAAAAAGTCTGCGGGCAGAGTAAATTGAAGATGTATTTGAGTTAAAAACAATGTTGCCGTTTACACTTTGTGCGCTTGTGCCATCGCGTAAACTTAACTCAACACATAGATCTGTGTAAGTGCTAGGAATTGAAGTAAATGCAATCTCTGCAGCCCCACCTGCTCCAACTGTAACGGCTGCAATCTTAACGAATGTATTAGCCATAGTCTAAGCCGCCTTTATTCCATAGAGTGAGAAGGTTGAACCTGTCTGCATATTTGCAGATCCTGTAAAAATTCTAATAGTATTGATTGCTGCAGTATTGCGCCACAAGCCAACATTTGCATCAACTTCTGAACCTGCTAAAGAAGTCCGAGCAATCACAGTTTTATTGGTAGTTGAGTTTGAGTAATTTTGTAGATTAACAATGATCGTACTTGGCTCAGTAGTGGATGCTCCAACTACAGCATAACCTGCCTGAATGTTTGAGGCACTTGTCTGTCTTCCAGATGCTGCTGAAGATCCGTTTCCAGATAAATGTGTAACAGAATAATTGCTTCCAGTATCTGAATTAAATTGCAAATTCAATCCTTGCCCTGTAGCACTTGCTGTTAAGTTTCCAATTACCAAAACCAAATCGGTATAGGTTCCTGAGATAGAACTAAAGGTAACTGATGCTGCTGCTGACCCAAGAGTCTGAGTCGCAATTGGTTCGTATGTATTTGGCATTTGTTACCCCTTAATTCCGTATAGTGCGAAGGATGAGTATTGCGCCCAGTTGAATCCATTGAACAGATTAAAGGAAGTGATAGCAGAGGTGGTGTTAAAAGATCCTGAGTTTAGATTTACAAAACCTGCTCCATTTTGATCGCTTCCCCATAGCGTGCGGATTACCTTTGTCTTGTTAGTGTCTGCATAGTCCAAGATGTCGATTACCCCAGCACCTATTGAACCACTTGGGAACGATGAAACTTGATTAGGGCTATTGACTAGAGAAACAAAGTTTTGAGATGTCCAAGCACCTGCAGATGCACTTGATCCATTTCCAGTCAAAGTGTGCGAAGATGAATTACTTATAGCAAAACTACCATTAACACCAATGCTAAAGTCATTGCTTGATGATCCTGAACGAATTAAAAATCGAATCTGTAGGTGCTTGTAAGTGCTAGGAATAGAATTAAAATCAATCGCCGATGCTCCACCTGCTCCAACAGTTACAGTAGCAATAGACTCATAAGAACCAAGCGTTGAAGCAGTTTGAGCAGATGCCCAGATACCAAGAATAGGTGCCATTAAACAATGTCTCCAATCACATACCAAGCATCTGTTGCTACCTTAACCAAGGTTGCAGATGAATACTGCACTCTTAGTTTAGGTGATGCAGCGGTTGCTCCATTAGAAAGAACAGTTGTTGTTCCGCTTGTTACTGCGTTGATTGTTACCTGCCCTGCACCAATCTGGATGATGTTGATTTGTGCTCCGATTGGAAATGCTACTGAGGCATTAGTTGGGATTGAGTAAGTCTGAGCAGATGCGTTGCTTGCTGTAATCAGCTCGTTGTTAGCATCCTGTAAAACAAAGGTATATGTAGTACCAGTCTTTGCGTCAATAGTCAGTGGTGTTGATGGGCTGACTGTGCCACCTACAATGTTAAGAGCCATTAGTTGCCGTCCGATCCGAAAGCACTGAAAGAAGTATTACCGCTTGTTGAGTAGACAGTAATAACATCTGTGTTGGCCAAGGTGATACCACCTTGTAGCGATAGCACCGCATTTGCTGCTAGTGGTACATCATAGGCAATGTAGTGTTCGTTAGCCAGAGTTGCACCTCCTGGGCGCACTGCGATACGAACAGCATCTTGTGTGCCACCACGGTTTGCAGCCTGTAGTGTAGAAACAATAGTTGCGCTAGTTGCTGTTAATAATGTCGTAGCAGAAGCAGCGCTAGGTGCAGACTGCGCTAAGACTTTATATGTTGGCATTAGGATAGATCCCCAATCACTGTGAAGGTATTACTTGCCGTACAGATAATTGTGCAGGCAGAGTTTTGTGCTCGTAGTACTGGAGCAGCCGATGTAGCACCAGTTGATGTAATAGTTACACCTGCACCTGCTACGAAACTGGTAAGACCAGCACCGATTGACTGCACATTTATCTGCTCACCTGCTGCAAAGATTGATGGTGGAATAGTTACCACTACCGTACTGGCATTAGATGTTGTGACCAATTTGCCAGAGTCTGCAGCAACAAGTGTGTATGTTGTGCCAGTCTGTGCGTTAAAGGCAAGGTTTACCTTTGGCGCTGTTAAGGTCTTGTTAGTTAAAGTTTGTGTTGCAGCAAGACCTACCAAGGTATCACTTGTTGTAGCTGGCAGTGTTAGGGTATTAGTACCTGCAATCGCATTAGCCTGAACAGTTGTGGTACCAGAGGTAGAACCACTAAAGGCTAAGTTAGTAACTGGTGATACTGTGCTCTGAAAGTTTGTTAGATCATAAGATGAAAGTACGTGCTTGACACTTGCACCTGCTGTATGTGCTACTGCAGATGTACCAGCGCGACCACGTACAATGGTCATCGTATCTGAGTTCTGGTTAGTAATAAAGACGATTTCTTCGTTGATTGTGTCAACATCAATAGCAACGGTAAAGACATCCACGTTGCCAGCAGCAAGTGTTACCCCACCCATTAAGGCTGTGCCAGTGCCACTAGCCACAACCATAGATGTTGCACCACTACTTGATATAGCATTTTGCAGTGTTGTCTCAACGCTAGTAGATGAATATTTACTGGTCATTGGTTTTCCTTACTTAACGGGTATAGTGGTTGAGATATTCGATTGCTGAACAAAGTACATTGATGTCATCTTTTAGTAGTCCTAGTCCTGTATTGCATTTGTGGCACAAGATGCCACGCTTCTGTCCTGTCGTGTGATCGTGGTCTGCGTGCCAGTTAGTAGCTCCTGGGTCTTCTGTACCACAGATAGCACACTTGTATCCTTGTTCTTTTAACTTATTCTCAAAATCTTCAGGAGTAAATCCAGAGAGTTTCTTTCTGTTCCACTCTCTAATTCTTTTATTATATTTTTGTCTTTGATCTGGTGATGGCTTCCATAATTTTGCACATTGTCTGCACTGATTATGTACACCAAATTTACCTAACTTGTTTTTGTTAAACTCAGAAAGGTTCTTTTCCACCTTACAACTGCTGCAAAGTTTTGTTGTCATCAACGCGTGTAATGGATTCTTATTGGATACTTGTCTGCCAACTTCAACGCTTCTTCATTGAGTCGCTGTTGATAGAGGGCAAATATGTAACGAGATGCGGCAACGCCAGCAGATGATGGGAGTTTGCTGTCGTTTAGATCGGCCTCAGCTGAAGTGAGATTGATTCGTCCAGCGTCAAGATAAGACAGTAACTTGTATGATGCTCCGAGTACGACAACATCTTTACAAGAATCTGGTAGGCCAGTAACGTCAGCAAAATCATCTGTGTTTGCGTCAAGAGTGTTTGGCGTGGCGGTATACCAGACCTGAATTGTACGACCAGGTTGTACGTTCTCATAGATATTCAGTGTATTGTTTGTGTTAAAGGTAGCAGCGTTTGCCATACCATCTAAGCGCCAGCGATTTACTGGCAGCCATTCCTGGCTAGAACCTGTTGTCTGCCAAGAGATAAATAGAACGCCCTCAACATCATCAGGTAGTGGGTATGTAACTTGAGATGCGTTAAAAGTAAATGTATAAGAGTTAATAATCCAGAGCTTAGGATAGAAACTGTTAATCGTATCGTTGATAGCCTTCTTAATGTTATTACGTGGGAAGGTTGGAGATAGTGTTACCTGAGCGTACTGTGCGTGAGGTGCTGCAGTTGTTCCTTGGTATCCACGACCAAAGCCTGGGATAACATTGAGTGTGTTATTTGCTGGTGTAAAACTGTCAATCCACATAAGTTCATCATCAATTTCGACAATACCTTTAGCAAGGTTACCTCCAGAACCAACGGTAATTGATGTGCTGGTAGTGGTTAGACCAGCAGGGTTGGCAACATAAGTGATGCGATCTTGGCGCAGGGCGTAGCCTTGCAGGTTAGCCTTGACCTCATCTACTAGGTCGTTTAGTGTTGGCATTATTTCCTCTCATACCAGCCATCTCCCCACAACGTAAGG